TCAATCTGCCCAATTTCGCCGGGGAACTGTTCACCGCTTCCCCCACCCGAACCCCCTTCCTGTCCATGATCGGCGGGCTGTCTGGGGGCCGCAAGACTGATAATGACCGCTTCATCACCGGGCAACTGTATGAGTTCCCCGAACCCGCCCAGCCGGAGATTTCGGAACAGGCTTCCGAAACGGCCCCCACCGCCACGGCGATTGCCCGTGAGCAGAAGTACAACGTGACGCAGATTTTCCACGAAACCATTTCCATCACCTACGCCAAACAGGCCAACCGGGGCAAGCTGTCCGGCCTGATCCCCGCCGGGGCGCAAGCCAACCCCACTTCTGAACTGGATTGGCAGATCGCCCGCCGCCTGGAAAAGATCGCCCGTGACGTGGAACACACCTTCCTGAACGGCACCTATGCGGAAGCAAGTGCCGTGAACGAAGCGAACAAGACCCGTGGCATGATGGAACTTTGTTCCACCGGCACCCACATTGACGCTGGCGGCGCTGAACTGTCCGTTGATCTGCTGAAGCAGTTCTTCAAGGCTATGGCGGATGCCGGGGCCTTTTTCGGGAACATGGTTCTGTTCTGTGGTTCCGAACAGAAACAGCGGATCACCACCCTGTATGAAAAGCAGGTGGGTTACAACACCCCCCAGACCCGCACCGTGGGCGGTATGAACATTCAGAAGTTGGAAAGTGACTTCTTTGAAATGGGTATCTGCTACAACCCGTTTATGAAGCCCGGTTCCATCGGCCTGTTTGACGTGTCCGCCTGTGCGCCTGTGTTCCAGGACGTTCCCGGCAAGGGCGTTTTGTTCCTGGAAGATTTGGCAAAGGTGGGCGCTTCTGACCGCAAGCAGATTTATGGTGAAATCGGCCTGGATCACGGCCCCGCCTTCCTTCACGGTTCTATTACCGGCCTGAAGGACAGCGGCGCAAGTGTTGAGCCGTAAGGGAGGCTTCAATAATGTTCAAGATCATGGGAAAACAGAGGTTTGGGGCCGTGTACCGGGGCGGGAAGTGCATTGTCAATTTCCGCAACGGCGTTGGCTACACCGACAACGCTGATGATGCCGAATACCTGAAGAAACAGGGTTACACGGTGGAGGGGAAAGCCCCCGCCGCTGATCCTGACCCCCTGGCCGGTATGACCAACAAGGAACTGATCGCCTATGCCCAGGATCACGGGATCGACCTGACCGGGGTTACCAATAACAAGGGGAAAATCCTGGCCGCTATCCGGGCCGTGGAGCCGTTGCCCACCCCTGAAGAAGATCAGGGCGGCGAATAAGAAAGGTGGGTGAACGCCCATGTTGGAAGATGCGGTTGCTTTTCTGGAAGCCTTGGGCGTTGCCGGGGCCGGGGATGATCCGTTCCTTCCCTATTTGATCAACAGCGTGACCGAACGGGTGAAAAATGAAACCAACCAACAGGAAATCCCGGAAGGCTTGCATTGGGTATCTGTGGAATTGGTGGTTGGGGAATATCTGACCTTTAAGAAGAACGCCGGACAGCTTGACATGAACGGCCTGGATTTTGAAGCGGCAATTAAGCAAATCCAGGAAGGTGACACCAACACGGTTTTTGCCGTGGGTGAAGGGAGCCTGACACCGGAACAGCGGTTGGAAGTGCTGATTTCCCGGTTGACCCGTGACAGAACCCGTGAATTCATCCGTTATAGGCGGTTGGTGTGGTGAACGCCCACCGGAAGGCCCTGGAACGGTTGTGGAAGGATCGGTGTTCTTTTTATGTTAAACAGGAAGTCACCGATCCTGACACCAACCTGACTGACTTTCAGGAAGTGCCGCTTCTGGAAGATCAGCCATGCAAGCTGTCCTTTGAAAACCTGACCACCACCGATGAAAACCACGTTGCCACCGTGGCCCAAGGCGTGAAGCTGTTTCTGTCCCCGGATGTGGTGATCCCGCCCGGTTGTAAAATCGTGGTTCACCGTTTCAATGAACTTGAACGGGAATTCACCTATTCCCAAAGCGGGGAAGCCGGGGTGTTCACCAACCACCAGGAAATCACCCTGGCCCTGTGGAATGGGTGGGCCTGATGGGGCGGCGTTGGGGCAAAGCTGATTTTCAAGCCCTGAAGGACTTGGAAGAACGGCTTGCCAAACTGGAACAGGTGGATTTTGACCGGTTTTGCCGGGAAGCCGCCGCCGATATTGCGGGCCGTCTGTTGGAGAAAGTCAAAAAGCGCACTCCTGTTGGGGTAGTGCCTAAAGACATTTACGACAACAAAAAAAGCACCGTCACCGTGATTGGCGCAAGCGGCAAGAAGCGCAAGTTTGCAAGCCGGGAAAGCGCCATATACCAACAGTATTGGGCCGGGTATACCGGGGGCACCTTGCGGGATGCGTGGGTGATTCTCCCGGTGGAAAAGGTGGGCAACACCTACATTGTGACCGTGGTGAACGCCACGGAATATGCGTCCTACGTTGAATTCGGCCACCGTCAAAGACCGGGGCGCTACGTCCCCGCCTTGGGCAAAAGCCTAAAGGCAAGTTGGGTGAAAGGGCGCTTCATGCTGACCATTTCCGAACAGGAATTGGAAGCCCAGCTTCCGGCCCTTCTGGAACAGAAACTTTACACGCTGTTGAAGGGGGTGTTCTGATGCTGAATGACATTATCACGGGAATTGCAAAGGCGTTGGGCACCACCTTTGGAAGTGAATTCAGGGTTTACAAAAACGATGTGAAGCAAGGTTTTACAGAACCTTGTTTTTTTATTGCCACGCTGAAGCCTGAACAGAAACCCCTTCTTGGGGATCGGGCCATTTGGCGGAACCCGTTTGATATTCACTATTTCCCCAAGGACGGCGGCACCAATGAAGAACTGTACAACGTGGCCGAATACCTGATGTTTGGGTTGCGATATATCACCCTTCCCAACGGGGATATGTTACGGGGCACGTCTATCAGCTATGAAGTGGTGGAAGGCGTTCTTCATTTTTTCGTGAACTACAACATGATCGTAAACATTCCCAAGGAACTTCCCACCATGGAAACCTTGGAGATCGACCAACACACAAAGAAAGGGTGATTTGATGGCTACTAAAAAGGCTGCTGAAGGCACCGAACAGAAGGCCCCGGTGACGTATAGCAAGGAACAGATTTTGACCTTTAAGAAGTTCAGTACCCGCCGTGATCTTCTGACGGTCAAGCTGAATGAAAACCAGCGGTACACCATGGATCAGGTGGAAGCCGTGATCCGGGACTTTATGACCCCGAAAGGGAAGAAAGGCAAGGTGAATAACTAATGGCCCTTGGTGGCGGCACCTTCCTGGTGCAGAACAAAATTCTTCCCGGCGCTTATATCAATTTCATTTCCGTCCCCTACGCAAGCGCCACCCTGTCTGATCGTGGCTATGCCACGATTGCCCTTCCTATGAGTTGGGGGCCTGAAGGGAAGATGTTCACGGTGGAGTTGGCCGACTTCATCAAGAACAGTCAGAAAATTTTCGGCTACGCCTACACCGCCCCGGAACTTTTGCCCATGCGGGAGATTTTCAAGACGGCGAAAACCGTTCACTTCTACCGCCTGAACATGGACGGCAAAAAGGCCGTTTGCACCTTGGGGCCGGGGGAAACTCCCACCCCGATTGCTACCGCCAAATATCCCGGTGTGCGGGGGAACGATGTGCGGATCGTGATTGAAGCGGCGGAAGAATACACGGACGAAAACCCCGTGTATGACGTTTCCACCTACCTTGGGATCGTGCCCGTTGACCGGCAAGAGAAGGTTTCTACCATCACCGATCTGAAGGACAATGATTTCGTGGTGTGGAATGAGGGCGGCACTTTGGCCCTGACCGCTTCCATGCCCCTGACCGGTGGTGAGGATGGAGCCGTGGAAGATGCGGCCCACCAGTTCTATCTTGATCAGGCGGAAGGCTACAACTTCAACGCCATGGGGTGTATGTCCACCGATCCCATTATCAAGGGCCTGTATGCGGCCTTCTGTAAGCGTATGCGGGACGATGTGGGCAAGAAGTTCCAGGTGGTGGTATCTAACCACCTTGCGGACTATGAAGGCGTTGTGAGCGTCAAGAACGGCCTGGACGGTGAGGATGAAGAAACCGCCGCCCTGATCCCGTGGGTGACGGGCGTGGTGGCCGGAACCGCCGTGAACAAGTCCGCCACGAACAAGAACTATGATGGGGAATACACCATCGACACCCGGTATAGTCAGACGGAACTGGAAAACGGGATCAAGGAAGGTTCCTTCATGTTCCACATGGTAGATGAAAAGGTGAATGTCCTGACCGACATTAACAGCTTCATTTCCATCACGGACGAAAAATCCGGGGACTTTTCCAGCAACCAGACGATCCGGGTTCTGGATCAGATCGCCAATGATATTGCCGTTCTGTTCGGCAAGAAGTATATTGGCAAGGTTCCCAATGATGCGCCCGGACGGATCAGCCTGTGGAACGACATTGTAAAGCACCACCAGCAGCTTCAGTCTATCCGGGCCATTGAGAACTTCAGCCCGGAGGACGTGACGGTTGAAAAGGGTGACACCAAAAAGGCCGTTGCCGTTACGGACTACGTTTCCCCGATCAACGCCATGGAACAGCTTTACATGGTTGTTTGGGTTCAGTAAGAAGGGAGGGAATAAACCTTGAACTGGAATGGAACGCCGATCATGCACCCCAAGGATTCCGTCTTTGCGGCCCTTGCGGAGTGTTTCGTCACCATTGACGATGTGCGGTATAACTTCATGCAGGCTATCAACCTGGAAGCCCATTTCGAGAAGAACAAGACGGAAGTTCCCATTTTGGGCAAGACCGGCAAGGGCAACAAGGCCACCGGCTGGAAGGGCACCGGTTCCGCCACCTTCCACTATAACACGTCCATTTTCCGCCAAATGATGGAGCGGTACAAGAACACCGGCGTGGACGTGTATTTCGACATTCAGATCACCAACGAAGATCCCACGTCTGCCGCTGGACGGCAAACCGTCATTCTGAAGGATTGCAACATCGACAGCGCCCTTCTGGCAAAGTTTGACGCTGACGCTGAATATCTGGATGAAGATATGGACTTCACCTTTGAGGATTTCGAGATGCCGGAAGTGTTTAATCACTTGGATGGCATGGTTTAACCGGACACCAGCCCCCGCCCGCTGAACGTGGGCGGGGGTTGAATATTAACTTTCAACAAACAGGAGGAATTCAACAATGAGTAACACCCTGTCCGCATTTTTGGCGGAAAACGCCTTGACGGTGGATCACATCAAGTTCCCCGCTTCCCCCCGGTTCCTGGACGAAAAGAAGAAGCCCATGCTGTGGGAGATCAAGACCATTTCCGCCACGGAAGATGAAGCCTTGCGGAAGTCCTGCGCCAAGCGGGTTCCCGTCCCCGGCAAGAAGAATCAGTATCAGCGGGAAACCGACTATGATATGTACCTTGGGAAGCTGGCCGTGGCCTGTACGGTGTTCCCTGACCTGAACAACGCCGATCTTCAGAACAGCTATCACGTCATGGGCGGGGAAGCACTTCTGAAGGCCATGCTGACCCCCGGCGAATACGCCGAATACGTTTCCAAGGTGCAAGAAGTTTGCGGGTTTGACACCATCCTTCAGGATGAGGTTGACGAAGCAAAAAACTAATTCGTGAAGGTGATGGGGAAGCAAACATCTGTTACTATTGCCTTCACGAACTTCACATTTTACCCCATGAATTTTTCGCCTTGCCCCGGAAGGAGCGGGCTTTTGTGATCGCCGCCATTGATGAACGGGTGGAGCATGAAAAGCAGAAGGCGAAAGAACTTGAACGCAAAAACCGCCGTGGCGGGCGGAAGGGCCGGAAACACTGACCCTTCCGCCGCAAGGCGGATTTTTAAGGTGGTGATCCTATGGCTACGATTAAAAGCGCCCTGTCCCTGTATGACGGAATGAGCGGCCCCCTGAAGAACATTCACACGGCCTTGAACATTGTTCTGAATAGTTTTGAAGCGGTTCAAGACGCTTCCGGGAACGTGATCGACACTTCCGCCATTCAGGAAGCCCGTGAAGAATTGGCAAGGGCCGGAAGTCAACTGGATCAGATGGAACAGAATATCCGGGAAGCCGAACAGGCCCAGGATCAGTTCAACGGTAGTGTTCGGGAAGGAGCCAACGCCGCTGATTCTTTGGGAAGCAAGCTGAAGGGCATTTTGGCAACCGTGGTGAGTATCGCCGGGGTGAAATCGGCCCTTGGATGGGCGCAAGAAAATATGAAGCTGGCCGACACCCAACGCAACGCCGAAAACCAGCTAAAAGCGGTTTTGGCGAACATGGGTGTTGAAGATATTGAAATCCCCGTCACAGTTGACACCGGGGATGCAGTAAAAACCCTGAATAATCTTGAAAATAATTTGGAAGCGTTGAACAGTCCCCAAGTCACTGTTGACACTTCCAATGCTATAAACGCCTTGAACCGGTTCAACCGGGTTTCCAATAGGCTTGACGGTTCGGCCATTGACACGGCCTTGAACCTGGACAATGGGGAAGCCATGCAAGCCGCCATGGAATATGACGATTGGGCTAACCGGACGGACGGGAACACCATTCAGAACACCCTTGTTTTGAATGGGCCGGATCAGCCGGGGAAACTGGAAGCCACCCTGGCCCTGAACACGGGCGGGGCGGTTGCGGCCTATGATGATTTCATCAACGCCGTGGACGGGAACACGATCACCGCCAATGTAGCCGTGGACAATTCCCAAGCAATCAGCGCCTATGACGCTATCACCGCCAAAGCGTCTGAAATTCAGGGCCGGGGCATTTACGGTGATGAAGCCATGATTGCCGGTGCCGCTGAATTCGCCACCTACTTTTCGGACGCTGAAGCCATTATGTCCATGATGGACACCCTTTCCAATTACGCCATGGGCATGACCGGGGGCGGGGCCATTGATGCAACCGCCATGGTGGACTATGCCACCAATCTTGGTAAGATCATGACCGGTGCCTATGACGCTATGACCAAGAAGGGCTTTGAATTCACGGATGCCCAAAAAGCCGTGATTGAAGGCACCGCCACCCACGCCCAATATGTGGAAGCCTTGGGTGAAGATTATCAATCCATGTCGGAAGATATGCGGGCGGCAACGGTGATCAATAGCATTATTGCGGAAAGTTGGGATGGCCTGTATGAAGCCATGTCCAACACCCCTGAAGGGAAAATCATTCAATTCCAGAACCGCTTTGGTGATTTGCGGGAAGTGTTGGGAAACCGGGTTTACCCCGCCGCCTTGCAATTTTTTGACGTATTTGAACGACATTTCCCCCAAATTGAACAACTTTTGACGGTGTTTTCTGATGGCGTTTCCGGGTTGATCATTGTGCTGACCTGGATTGCAGAAGCCGCCCTGAATGTGGCTTCTGTTATCGTGGATAATTGGGGCTGGATTGGCCCGATTATTGGCGGGGTTGCGGCGGCGCTGTTGGTTTACTATGGGGCACAACTGGCCGTGAACACAATCACCGGAATTTCCACGGCTTTACTTCATGCCCACGCCTTTGCCGAACAGGTAAAGGCCGCTTCAACTATGATGGCAACGGGGGCCACCTTTGCCGAAACATCGGCCCAATATGGCCTAAATGCGGCCCTGTACGCTTGTCCCATTATGTGGATCGTCATGCTGGTGATTGCCCTGGTGGCCGTGTTCTATGCCGCCGTGGCGGCGGTCAACAAATTTGCCGGAACCAGCGTTTCCGCCACCGGTATAATTTGCGGCGCATTTATGGCGGCGCTTGCCTTCATCGGGAACCTGTTCGTGGCCCTGTGGAATATCGCCGTTGACGTGTTCGTGCTGATCTACAATTTGGTTGCCACCGTGGCAAACTTCATCGGAAACGTATTCACTGATCCCGTTGGAGCCGTGGCCCGCCTGTTCTTTGATTTGGCGGACACGGTTCTTGGTGTACTTCAAACTTTGGCCGGTGCCATTGATGCCATTTTCGGTTCCAATTTGGCCGGGGCGGTTCAAGGCTGGCGTGATTCCCTTGGTGGATGGGTTGATGAAACCTTTGGCAAGGGTGAAGAAGTCATGGAGAAAATGAACGCCGATGATATGAAGTTGGGCCGGTTCGAGTACGGGCAAGCCTTTGATCTTGGGTACAAATTCGGTGAAGGAATTGAAGATACCATCGGCGGATTGTTCAAGACCCCCACCCTGGATGAAATGGGCCTGGATTCCCTGGACGCTTTTAATCTTGGAAACACCCTGGATGGGGTATATGGCAACACCGGGGACACCGCCGCCAATACTGCCGCCGCCGCTGACACGCTGGACTATATGGATGAAGATTTGGCGTGGATGAAAGATATTGCCGAACGGGAAGCAATCAACCGTTACACCACGGCGGAAATCAAAGTGGAACAGCACAATGAAAACCACATTTCCAAGGACACTGACCTTGATGGGGTTATGGAAGCCTTCTGTTTCGACTTTGCGGAAAAGCTGGATGTTTCGGCGGAAGGGGTACATGAATAATGGCTTACAAAATGTACATTGCCGGGGCTTTAATGCCCATTACCCCTTCCAAAGTGAAGGTGAAAATCAACAATCAGAACAAGACCCTGACCCTGATCAGCGGGGAAGAAATCAACATCCTGAAGGAAGCAAAGCTGACAGACGTTTCCTTTGACGTGGTTCTTCCCCAAGTTCCCTATCCGTTCACCAACGGCGGCGCACAAAGCGCCGATTATTATTTGAGCCTGTTTGAACGGCTGAAGCAAAGCAAGACCCCGTTTCAATGGATTTTGAACAGGAGCCGCCCGGACGGGGTGGCCCTGTTCTATTCCAATCTGACCGTTGGCCTGGAAGATTACCAAATTACGGACGATGCCAAAGAAGGCTTTGATCTGACCGTTTCGGTCAAGCTGAAACAATACCGGGCCTTTGGCACTAAAACGGTTCAGATCACCCCTTCCTCGGCCCCGTCCCAACCGGCCACCGCCACGGTACAAGAACCCCCACGGGAAACAACCAGCGCCCCCAAAGCGGCGAACTACACCGTGAAATCCGGGGATTGCTTGTGGAATATCGCAAAGAAGCAGTTGGGGGACGGTTCCCGCTGGAAAGAAATCTATGAACTGAACAAGGATAAAATCAAGAACCCCAACCTGATTTATTCCGGCCAATCTCTAACCATGCCCTGACTGAAGGGGGTGTTCCTTTGGGCGCTGAAATCTTGATTCAACACGGTTCAACAATTCAATATCCCGCCGTGGTAGAAGGCGCAAAGCTGACTTTGGAGCGAAAGGGCACCCCCGGCAAGCTGACCTTCACCGTTGTGAAGGATTCCAAGCTGAACTTCCAGGAAGGTGATCCCGTAAAGCTGACCCTGGACGGAACCCCCATGTTCTATGGGTTCGTGTTCATCAAAAGCCGGGATAAGGACGGCACCATTGATGTGACGGCCTATGACCAACTGCGCTATCTGAAGAACAAGGACACGATCACGGAAGAAGGGCTGAAGGCTTCCGATCTTCTAAAGCGGATCGCCACGGATTTTCGGTTGAACCTTGGAACCGTGGAAGATACCGGCTACACCATGGAAACCGTGGTGGAAGAAAACCAAACCCTATTCGACATGATCCAGAACGCCCTTGACGAAACCCTGTTGAACACCGGGAAGCTATATGTCCTGTATGATGATGTTGGAAGCCTGACACTGAAAGACATAAATTCCATGAAAACCAACCTTCTGATTGACATGGAAGCGGCGGAAAACTTCAGCTATTCTTCCAGCATTGACGATGCCACCTATAACAAGATCAAGCTGGCCTTCAACAATGAAAAGACCGGCAAGCGGGAACTGTATGTGGCCCAGGACGGGGAGAAGATCAACCAATGGGGTGTTCTTCAGTATTTTGAAGAAATTCAGACCGCAACGGGAGCCGCCGCAAAGGCGGAAGCCATGCTGGCCCATTATGACCGTAAAACCCGCAAGCTGACAATCAAAAACGCTTTTGCCCGCCCGGATATTCGGGCGGGTTCTGCTGTCATGGTTTCCTTGAACTTAGGTGACATTATCGCCAATCAATATTTGATGGCGGAAAAGGTGGTTTTCACATTCAAGGAAGATGAAAACATGATGGATTTAACATTGGTTGGGGGTGAATTTGTTGCCTAACGCTGTTGAACTTGTAAAGCAAGCCGCCGTGGAAGCTGTGGAAGCCACCAAGCCGGTTCAATACCTGTTCGGGAAGGTGATTTCTGTGTCCCCCCTGAAAATCCAGGTTAGCGCAAAATCCATTTACACGGAAAAAATGCTGATCCTGACCCGAAACGTCACTGATTTTGAAGTTGATATGACGGTGAGCCATATCACGGAAAACCGGGCCGGTGGTTCCGGTGATCCGGCGTTCGCGTCCCATAACCACGAATACAAGGGGAAGAAAAAGTTCAAAGTCCACAACGCCCTGATCGTGGGGGATGAAGTGGTTTTGGGACGGGTGCAAGGCGGCAAGCGGTTTGTGGTGCTTGACCGGATCAAGCCGATTCCTGAACTGAAGGGGGAATGGCTATGATCCCGCAAAACGGGGACGATCTACGGCAAGATTTTGTTTTCACCACGCTTCCAAGCCGAACCCTGAAAATGGATCACGATTGGAAAACAATCACCGGCACCATTGACCAAATCCAGGCCGTAGAACAGGCCGTGTTCCTGATCCTGACCACTGAACGCTATCAATGGTTGATTTTCTCTTGGGATTACGGCGTGGAATTGCAAAACCTGATTGGCAAAGACCCGGAATATTGTATTCCTGAAATCGAACGCCGGATCAGGGAAGCTCTTCTTCAAGATGATAGGATCACGGCGGTTGAAAACTTTGAATTTGAACTGAACAAACGGAAGGTGTTGACCACCTTCACCGTGATCAGCATTTTTGGCAATATCAATGTGGAAAAGGCAGTGGAAATCTGATGTATGAACATATCACCTATGATGGGCTGATCAAACGGATGATGGAACGGGCGCTGACCCATAACAAAAACCTGGACAGCCGGGAAGGTTCCCTTCTATTTCTGGCTGAAGCGCCCGCCGCCGTGGAACTTCAAAACCTGTATATTGCCCTTGACAACATCCTTCAGGAAACCTTTGCCGATACCGCAAGCCGGGAATATCTGATTTTGCGGGCAAAGGAAAGGGGCCTTTCTCCCACCCCGGCCACCCCCGCCGTGTTGGAAATGACGATCACCCCGGCTGATCTTTCCCTTCCCATGGGGGAACGGTTTTCCATCGGGGAACTGAACTATTATGTTTCCAAAGAGGTTGGCGGCGGGGTGTATGAAATCACCTGTGAAACCCTTGGGGAAGCCGGGAATGAATACGGGGCAACCGTGATCCCTATTGAATACATAGAAGGGTTGGAAACGTGCCAAATCACGGCCCGCCTGATTCCCGGCGAAGATGAAGAAGATACAGAGGTTTTCCGGCAACGGTATTTTGACGGGCTGAACCTTCAGGCGTTCGGCGGCAATCGGGCGGACTACTTACAAAAGGTGAACGCTATCCCCGGCGTGGGCGGCGTGAAGGTATACAGGGCATGGAATAGCGATATTGCCCCTTCTGAACTGATGCCCCCGGAAGAAGCCGGGGAATGGCTGGATTCCTTGACCGGCGTTCCCCCCAATATTTTGACGTGGTTACAAGTGGTTTACCACGCCGGAAAGAACAGCCTTTTGACCGTTGGCGGCACCGTCAAGCTGGTGATCATTGACAGCACTTTTTCCACTCCGTCTGACACCCTGGTTAATACCGTTCAGACGGCCATAGACCCCACGCAGAACGCCGGGGAAGGGGTGGGTATTGCACCTATCGGCCATGTGGTGAAGGTGTTCCCTGTGGCCCCGGAAACGCTGGATTTGGCGTTTTCCCTGTACTATCAGCGGGGGTGGACATGGGACGATGTGAAGCCCTACGCTGAAGAAGCCGTCAACGGCTACTTCCTGGAAATGGCCCAGGGGTGGGCGGATCAGGAAGAAGCCCTGATTGTCCGGGTTAGTCAGCTTGAAAGCCGCCTGTTAAATGTTCCGGGGATTTTAGATGTTGCCAACACCAAAATCAATGGGGTGGCGGCAAATTATAATTTGCCGATTGACACCATTCCGATCCTTGGAGCCATGACAGCGGAAACGGCCACGATTGCCGGGGCATAAGGGGTGAAGGAATGGAAAGAAAGCTGATCAACTACTTGCCCTATCAAGTCCGGGAATTTCGGGAATATCAAGGGATCACTACCGGGGAACAACCGGAATTTGAATTGGCGTGGGACGCACAAGAAGAAGTTTTTGTCAATCAGTTTGTTGACACGGCTTTAGACTATGGTTTGAGCCGATGGGAAAAGATGCTGAAGATTTTCCCAAAGGGAACTGACACCCTGGAAACCAGAAGGGCACGGATCAAAGCAAAGCTGAACAATTTTGTTCCCTATACGATCCGGGTTCTGGCCCAAATGCTGACAGCCATTTCCGATGGTGAACCCTTTGAACTGACCCTTGAACCCGGAACCTATTTTTTATCGATCACCACTCATTGGGGCGCAAGCGGTCAAATTGAAGGGCTGGAATACCTGATTAACAACATTGTTCCCATGAATATTGCGATTAACGCCGGGAACAAATTGACCTGTTCCGCTGAAGGGCTTATCCCTATTGCCTGTGGGGTATGCGTGGCGGAATTTTTCTTTATCACCAACGATTGGCGGGAACGCCCTGTTATCCAGGGAACGGCCATGATTGGCGGCACGGCCCCCGGCGTGGAAACCTTGTTTATCACAAATGACAGTCAAGAGGTTCACACGGTCAAGGGTTCAGCCCGTCAAGGCGGCGGAACTGTGAACAGCGCAACGGTGGTGATTACCAATGACTTCAATGAACATTTCACGATAAACGGGGCCGGTTCCATTGGGGCCGGTGTTGCTACGGCGGATTTCATTGGGGTAAATGATGAATGAAAGGACTGAACAAAGTTGGCTGAATTTTCTAAGCTGGTAGTGACCAAAAAGGGCCAAGCCCTGATCGCCAAAATGCTTGCGGGCACGGCCACGGACATTGACTTCACCAAGGTTGCCGCTTCTGATGCGGAATATCAGGTGGAAGAACTGGAAAGCCTGGACAGCCTGAACGGGATCATGCAGGAAGCGGAAGTTTCCCGCAAGTCCCGGACAAATGAAGTGGCAGTCAAGGTGGAAACCGCCTTCAGCAACATGAAGTTGACTGTGGGCTATCACATGAGGGTTTTGGGCTTGTATGCCCGTGATCCCGATGATGGGGAAATCCTGTATGCCGCCTGTGTGGAACTGTCCGGGAACTGTTATATGCCGCCCTATAACGGGATCACGGTTTCCGGGGCCTATATCCAGCTTGTCACCACGGTTGGCAACGCCGATCAGGTGAATTTGGAAGTAAACCCCGCCGCTATCGCCACGATTGGCGATATTCAGTATTTGCAGGAACAGATCAGTGAAATTGAACTTTTCATTGGTATGGGTGAAGGCGGCGGCAAGGGGCACATTTCCACTTCTGTCACCGATGCTGAAGGGGTTCATGGGTTGCGGTTCAACAATGATGAACTTCAGGTGAAAGACGATGAAGGGAATTGGAAATCCGCTGGCGGCGGGGCCGGTGCTGTTTCCGCCCATAATGAGGATGAACAAGCCCATGCCGATATTCGGCAAGCGGTAAAAAATGCCCAAGAAGCCGCTGACAAGGCCGCTGAAGCTATTTCCAAGATCGCCTTTACGGTGGACGTGGTGCCCACGCAAAACGGAACCTTGACCTATACAGGCGGCGTTCTGACCCCTTCCTGGAACAGCTTCAACCCGTCTACCTTGGAAATCAGCGGCCAAACCAGCGGAACGGATGCTGGAACCTACAACGCTATTTTCACCTTGAAAGAAGGCTATACTTGGGCGGATGGCACGAAAACCCCCAAGACGGTTCCTTGGACGATTGGACGGGCTACCGTGGCCGTGCCCACTCAAAGCGGAAATCCGGCCTATACCGGACAGGCGCAAAGCCCCACTTGGAGCGGATATGATACCGCCAAAATGAGCATTGGCGGAACAACCACCGGAACCGATGCCGGTACATATCCGGCCACCTTCACTACCGGCCCGAACTACCAATGGCCGGATGGAAGCACTACGGCAAAAACGGTCAACTGGATAATCAGCAAGGCGGCGGGAAGCCTGACCCTGAATAAAACTTCTATGACTTTGAGCGCCGCCACACTGTCCAGCACGATCACGGCAACACGGGCCGGGAATGGGGCCATTTCCGCCGTTTCCAGCGCCCCCAGCGTGGCTTCTGTGAGCGTGTCGGGGAATATCATTACTGTGACCGGAAAGGCCGCAGGATCGGCCACGATCACTGTCAGCGTGGGTGAAGGAGCCAACTACAACGCCCCCGCCAACAAAACGTGTTCCGTAACGGTGACTTTGCCCACCAAGACCCTGAACAGTAACAGTTGGGCCACGGTGAAGGAAGCGTCTGACGCTGGAACCGGGGCCAACTATTGGGCCGTGGGTGATAGCAAGTCCCTCATTTTGAATGGCATGGTGCAAGGCTTCACTTTCTCCAACCTGACTGTGAACGCCTTCATTATCGGGTTCAACCACAACGCCACAAGGGAAGGCGGCAACCGTATTCATTTCCTGATTGGTAAGATCAGCGGAAAAGACGTGGCCTTGTGTGACAGCAAGTATAACAACACCGGGACGGATGCCGGTTTCCGTATGAACAAGAGCAACAGCAACGCCGGTGGCTGGAACGCAAGCTATATGCGGAAGGATGTTTTGGGCAACAGCGGAAGCCCCGCCAATCCCCCGGCCAACAGTCTGATGGCGGCGTTACCGGCTGATTTGCGGAACAACCTGAAAACCACTACCAAATACACCGACAACACCGGCAATAACCAAAACAACGCTTCTTCTGTCACCGCCACCACGGATTATCTTTTCCTTCTGGCAGAATTTGAAGTGTTCGGAACCAGAAGCTATGCAAATAGCGCCGAACAAAATTATCAACAGCAGTATGATTATTTCAAAGCTGGCAACTCCAGGATTGCTTATAATCATACGAACACCGGTTCGGCGGTTTGGTGGTGGTGCCGTTCCCCTCTTTGCGACCTTACCTATGGCTTCCACTGCGTGTGGACTGACGGCAGCGGCGGCACCACTTACGCCTACTATTCGGCGGGTGTGCGGCCCGGCTTTTCCGTCTAATCCTCCGCAGAGCTATCCCGGCCCCCTCCCGCCCCCGCAAGGGGGCGGACAGGACGGCCCCAACAAAAACCGGCCCGCAAGGGCCGGAACATATCGGGCGCGTAAGCGCCCGCGAAAATTTTTGATTTTTGCCCTTTTCCCTGTTCGGCCTAAAATGCTATCACTTGACAGGTTTTTGACAGCATACAAAAGCAAAAAATAGTCATATAATGCCCCTATGCAATATTTAGGGGGTTGAACTATGGCAACAGATAAGCGGGTGTTCACCTTGCGTCTGTCAAATGAAGTGTTTGACAAGATTGGTGTTTTAGCGACCAATGAACACCGATCCTTGACAAATTACATTGAATTTGTGCTTTTGAAACATCTTGAAGATGTTGAACGGGAACACGGCCCAATCAGGGTTGAAGAAGCAGAATAAGGGATGAAACTATGTCCGTACTGAAGCAAAAGCGAACTACAAGCAAGGCGGAATTCATCAACACCGCCAATCAAATCTATGTCGAAACCCTGAATTTCCTGACCCGCCTTTCTGCCCGATATTCCCGCCTGTTAGCTGAACCGGTTGCAAAGCTGGCCGGGGAAATCATTGACCATGCGGAAAAGGCCAACAGTATTTTCCCTTCTGATATTCAGCGGGTGGAAATGAGGAAGGCCCACTTGCTTGAAGCACGGGCTTCCCTAATGGCGTTAGACGTTCGGTTGACGCATTGTTATTTGATTTGCAATCAGAACCCGGAAGGATGCTTTACCACGGCGGCGGGAAAACCCGTGAAACCCAAAGACGCTGAAGAAAAGCTGGACAAGATGGCCCAAAGCCTTGGGGAACTGATCGACAAGGAAAACGAACTTTTGAAAGGAGCCATAAAGAGTGTTGGACAGAGGTTGAAAAGTTAAGTTCAAAAATTGGGTGTGCAACTGAAAATGTGTCGTTCGGCGGTTTGGTGGTGGTGCCGTTCCCCTAATTACAACAATACCAATAACTTCCAATGCGTGTGGACTGACGGCAACAACAACAACAATAACGCCTACTATTCGGCGGGTGTGCGGCCCGGATTTTGCAAATATACACGGTTACATGGAGTAGCGGAAAACCGGCTTTTCAGTTTTCAGGTGAAAGACAACCGATGTAAAAGGAGTTGTACTCCCCTGGGTGGAAATCCCTAAAACTGCCCTTTGATGCCCTTACACGGACGCTTCTTGCATGGTGGGGGATGTGCCTGACCCCATTTCATGTGCAAGTGCAAAGCAGATTAGACGGCACCCAACAAGACATCTGTACAAAGGAGCGAATACTTTTTTATGACCAGCCAAGAGCGGCGAGAAGGCCGCTATCAACGCCGACAAGCACGGCGGCAAGAGAAAAAGAAAGCCCGTTCTGATGCCCTTGGGCCTGTTGGGAAAGTCTTTTCCTATCGTAAAATGTTCCGCTATGGCCGGAAGTGTTGTAACGGGGTTCGGTGGAAACAAAGCGTTCAAAACTTTGAATTGCACCTGTTTTCCGGGACAGCAAAACGGCGGCGGGAAGTGCTGGATGAAACATGGAAGCCCAAGGGATGTGTTCACTTCACGTTATGTGAACGGGGGAAGGTTCGTCCCATTGATGCGCCCCACGTCACGGATCGACAAATCCATAAAACCCTATGTAATGAAGCCTTGGTTCCCCTGTATAGTCCCGGAATGATTTATGATAACGGGGCAAGCCAACGGGGGAAAGGCTTGCATTGGCATTTTCGGCGGATGAAACAACAGCTTGCGTGGCACTTCCGGCGCTATGGGCGGGAAGGGGCCGTTCTTCTGATCGACTTGAAAGGGTTCTTCCCCAATGCGCCCCATGCGCTAATTTATCAGCGCCACCAGCAGTTGATCCTAAACCCGGAATTGCGGGAATTGGCTGACCGAGTGATCCAATATTCCCCATGCCCAACACCGGGCCGGGGGATGCCTTTGGGTGTGGAGCCGTCACAACAGGAAATGGTTGCCCTTCCAAGTTCCGTGGATAACTGGATCAAATGTCAAGCCGGGGTTCATTGTGCGGGCCATTACATGGATGATTATTACATCATTCTTCCTGATGTGGAACGGCTGAAGAAACTTGGGCATGAAATCGTTCGGCGGTTTGAAGCCTTGGGGATCAGGGTGAACAAGCGCAAGTGTAAAATCATTCCCTTGACCAAGCCTTTCCGCTGGTGCAAGGCCCGGTTCACCTTGACCGAAACGGGAAAGATCAAAGTCAATGGGAGCCGGGACGGGATCAAGCGGGCACGGCGCAAGCTGAAGCTGTTTCATAGGGAATTTGTTGCAGGAAAACGGGATTTCAAAGACATTGAACAGTATATGGAATGTCAAGCGGCCTATTACCGCAACTTCAATGACCATGGACGGCTTTTGCGTTTGCGGCGGTTGTATCATGCAATCTTTTTTGGAGGTAAGGACAAATGTTCAGAATTACAAAAAGCGGGGCCGTCATTGGCATGACGGAAACCCCCAACTATATCAAGCAACAGGAAAATGGATGTTTTGCCCTTTGCCCGGAGCCGTTGGCTTCGGGCATTGTCTTTGAGGGGGCGGTTTATCACCTGATGGGGCGGGAAGCCCTGGACGGGGTGGAAACCGTCATGCTGGAAGAAACGGATGCCGGGGCGGAAATCACCAAGGCCACCGAAACGGGCGGGATCATGTTCGTCACGATGGCGGAAGCCGGGAACATTGACGATGTGACAGCGGCGGAACACGCTGACCTGTTTTCCCCGTGGGCCTATCCGGTAAACTACATCAAAGATCAGATCAGGCGGCACAACGGGGCCTTGTATCGGTGTTTGTCGGATCACACATCCCAAGCTGATTGGACACCGGACACCGCCCCCAGCCTTTGGGTTGGCATTTCCGATCCGGCTGAAGAATGGCCTAAATGGGGCCAACCCGTGGGCGCACATGATAGCTACAACACCGGGGACAAGGTTTCCCATGATGGGAAGCATTGGATCAGCAACACGGATGGGAACGTGTGGGAACCCGGCGTGTATGGATGGACAGAGGAAACCGCCGATGGAACATAAAAACTATATCGCCCGGAAACGGGCACGGTTCGATTCTGTTTCCGGCCCGGTCAATATTCCGTATGGAACCCCCCTTCAGGTGGAAGGGGATTTTTTATGCCTGGATGGGAAGCCCCTTTGTTACCCTGAAAGCCAAACTTCTCTTGACTTTTTTAGTCAGAACGATGATGGGAACGGCCTTCAGCGTGGGAAGCTGGTTGGGGCTATCCTTTCCAAGCTGGAAAAACGGGATAAAAACCACCAAAACCGGTGGAACAAGGTTTGGGCCGATCCGCTGTGTCAGAGATACAGACGGGCCGAACATGAAGAACACTGGATTTGGAACCCGGATTTCTTCAGCGCCCCGGTGCTGGACTTACGGCGTATTGCCGCCCTGGTTGAAGTATAGCCACGGAAAAGGCCGGAAAAACCCCCACAAGCCCCGTTTGCTTGTGGGGGTGTAGTTTCATGGGGGACAACCGCAAACGGGGCTTGTGGCCCGTCTGTGGTCCAAATACAGGCCGCATAGCGGCAAAGAAAGGAATGGACAATATGAAATCTGGAATTACTACCGTGATCGGGGTGATCGGGGGAATGATCGCTTCCCTGTTCGGCGGTTGGGATGCCGCCTTGGTAACGCTGATCATTTTCATGGGCGTGGATTATGTCACCGGCCTGATCGTGGCCGGGGTATTCCACAACAGCGAAAAAACCAAGAACGGGGCCTTGGAAAGCCGTGCCGGGTGGAAGGGCCTTTGTCGGAAGGGCGTGACCCTGTTGGTAGTGCTGGTGGCTTGCCGCCTGGATTTGGTTATGGGTTCTAATTTTATCCGGGATGCCGTGGTGATCGCCTTCATCGCCAACGAAACCATTTCCATCATTGAGAACGCCGGGTTGATGGGGATTCCCATTCCCGCCGCAATTATGCGGGCCATTGACATTCTGAAGAACAAGGCGGAAAGTGAGGGGGACTAAATGAACCTGATCCAATCCATCCTGACCAAAAACCCGTGTTACACTTGCGGGCGGACGATCACCCCCAAAGGGCTGATGCTTCATTCGGTGGGATGCCCCCAACCTTCCGCCGCCGTGTTCGTGAAGAACTGGAACAGTCCCAGCTATGACCGGGCTTGCGTCCATGCCTTCATTGACGGCAATACCGGGGATGTTCACCAGACGCTTCCTTGGAACCGGCGTGGTTGGCATTGTGGAGCCGCCGCAAACAACACCCACATTGGGGTTGAAATGTGTGAACCCGCCTGTATCAAGTACACCAGCGGGGCAAACTTCACCTGTTCTGACCTTCCCACCGCCAAAGCGGTTGCCGCCCGGACATACAACAGCGCCGTGGAACTGTTTGCCATGCTGTGCAAGAAATACAACCTTGACCCCCTGAAGGATGGCGTGATCCTGTCCCACAAGGAAGGCTGTGCCCGTGGTATCGCTTCCAACCATGGTGATCCTGAACACCTGTGGAACCAGTTGGGCACCGGTTACACCATGGACGGCTTCAGGAAGGCCGTGAAGGCCGCTATGAGCGCCGCCACGCCGGGGGACTATACCAGCATTACCGGCACCGCAAAGGCCACTGTGGGCCAACTGGTGGCCTATATCAAGGGCAAAAACCCCAATGTCCCAAAGTCCGTTCTGGATATGGCTTTCCTGTACCTGTCGGAAGGGGCCGCTGAAGGGATCAGGGGTGACGTGGCCTTCGCCCAATCGTGCCTTGAAACCGGGAATTTTGCCTTTGCCGGTTCCGCCGTCACCCTGGATCAGAACAACTTCTGTGGTATGGGTGTGACGGCCAACGGTATGAAGGGCAATTCGTTCCCTACGGCCCAGGCGGGGATCAGGGCGCAGATTCAGCACTTGAAAGCCTACGCCAACACCGAACCCCTGAAGGGGGAATGTGTCGATCCCCGGTTCCAATACGTCACCCGTGGATGTGCTGAATTTGTGGAATGGTTGGGACAGAAGGAAAACCCCCAGGGGAAGGGGTGGGCCACCGGGGCCGGATATGGTGAAAAAATCCTGTCGATCCTGAAGGCCATTCTGTCCACCAAAGCTGAAGAAGAAATGGAGGAAGAAGCCGTGGCCCGTTACAACAAAATTTCTGAAATGCCCAGCTACGCCCAGCCCACCATTATCAAGATGGTGGACGGCGGTTTCATCGGCGGGGCGGGCACCAAGAAGGACGAAAACAACCGGCCCGCTGACCTGGATTTGTCCATTGACATGATCCGGGTTTTCGTCACCAATGACCGGGCGGGCCTGTACGACAAGAAGCCCTGATTCAGTGTTACTTGTTTGTTACTACTTGACCCGCTAGCGCTGACTATTGACGGCGGAAAAACCTTGAATTGCAATAGCCGTGAATAGTTGCAACTATTCCGTTTTTATGGTATAATAG